AAGGGAGGTAGAACAGCCAGATCAGAGGAAGTTTTGCGTCTTGCCCTTGCGCATCTTGCAGACAAAAAAAATCACCCTGGGCATGCTGAGGGTATTGATCTGCCTGGCGTCATATTGTAATAAATCAGGGAGCAGTTTCGTATCACTGGATCGAATAGGGAGCGACCTGGGCATCACCAGGCAGGCTGTTGGGCAACACATGAAAAAGTTGATTGCCCTGGACATCGTCAAAGAATATAAGAACTACTATAAGAATATAAAAGGTGCTACCAGGCGCATCATTTATGATGAGACCTTGACTGATGAGGAAGTCCAGCAGATATCAAATGAGCCGATAGAGCCTTATAATAACCAACAGATCAACATGAAATATAAAGAGATACAAGGTAAGAAAATCAATGAGATAGAGAAACCAGGGAAAGTCTCAGAGGTTGCACTATCAACACAGAATAATAATGAGTTAATAGCTAGCTTGTTTGAGTGTGTGTCAACCGAGCGTCAAACTAAGATCCTTGAGACTCTTTTGCACGTGCTATCACCTCAGGAAGTAGACACCAGGTTAAAATCTGGGCAGTCTGTAGAAGATATCAAGACCACTTTGGAGAAGGCACCCCTTGCCCCCCCACCCCCTGGCCTATGACATGTCCCGTCTCACTCAAATTTTTGCTAGTTTTTTCAAATTCTGTTTACAGCGTTTGATACACTCACGTTTTTCTTGCTTATCCATATAAAACCAATGAGACAAATCATCATAAGTACGACCACATCCCACGCATGTTGGAACTTTGTTTAACTCTACATACTTACATTGTCCATTGCATGGTGATTCTTGTGGGTTATCTGGCATGTTGTCCTCATGAATTCATTGTTTATATATATAACTTGTGTTTGTGGTCCGCATGACATGCTGTTTGCATGGAGTAAATAGAACCTAACCCGAATAAAAAAGGTATTCAGTGAACAGCCTAAGCTGGATAGCTCTCGTTTATCTAGTAAACTATACGCCTGCTTTCTCGATCCCCGATACCTATTTGTTAATAAAGTAGGGAGTACCTCTGCAGTTAAACACGTTTATTCCCTTGGTCGCTATCTACCGACGGGAGGGCTGGGTAATGGCCCCGTTACCAAATACTATACATGAAATAAATATAAAATCAATACTTGCATCAAGATATATATATGATATATTAAACGAGTAGAGAGATCTACTATTCTTTGAAAGGATAATTATGTTTGAGTTTGTGTTGGTAGTGTATTTATTTAATGACTATAAAAACCCAGAATATGTGGGACATTTTACAAACTGCGCTGAAGCAAACAAATATCAAAAAGAACATTACCCAACGCATCAATCATCAGTATGTTTAATGGAAGATTTTATTTACTTACCTAAAGGTTTAGTGAAGAAAGAAATTAAGTGACATTAAGAGAATTCTATAAACTCATCTGCAATGAGTTCAACGATGGTAAACCGTTGGAATACAAGTTTACCGATCCAAGCGGCTACTACCGTTTAACTAAGGGTTTCACTGGACATGGCATGAAGATGATAGGTGCCAGTCAGTGGCTTAAGATGATGGAGATGTGTAAACGTGACGTAGCTAAAGAGCATGAAAATGAAATACGGAGTCGTGGACGTCCGAAGAAAAAGGTCCAAAACAAATATGTAGGAGACTTATATGAGTAAACAAGTGGATCAAACAGTCTGGGCTATGATTATTGTTGTCTTTTGTTTTGCAGTTATTTTTGCAATTCTAGGAACACGTCAGAAATCTCAGACAGTAGAGCTTGAAGTTTTCGATGTTGAAGAATTATTTATTGAAAATTCTGAGCCACTACCAGAAATTACAATTGAGGTAGAAGTATTACCAGAGATCTTACCTCCGCTGTATGAAGAACCATTACCACCATTACAAGGAGAAGTTTAATGAATGAGTTAAGTAAGGAAGAGTTTAAGAAGTATGCTGATAAAGGTGTACATTTGTTTGGTGCATATACCATTAGTGAAGGATTGAAAAGTCGTGCGCCAAAAGATGTTGATGTAGGTGGGTATTGGACATTAGAACAATCTGATTACGCAGAGATGATGGAATATGCCAAGATTATATTACCTGTTGTATTACAGCAATATCTAAAGGCTATTAACTATGATGGATCTGAAGATATTAAACGACCACATAATGTTATGTATGATGTGTTTCAACTAGCCAGTGCTATGTGGAGCGCACGCCAAGATGAACTAGATCAATATGATAATAAAAGAAAGGCAGTAGCATGAGTGACTTTAAACCTTTTCTAGTGAGACTTAGTCCAACCAATGTTGAATTATTGAATGCAGCTAAGAAAGACTTAGAAAAATCTAAATCATCTATTATCAATGATGCAATCCGTGCATACTTGAATAAAGATAAACTTGGGGCTAGACTCAATAAACTATGAGACCCACTGTAAAGCTTACTTTACCTTACCCACCATCAGTAAATAACTATTGGCATGCAAGTGGTAAAAGACGATATATATCACCTGCTGGAAAAAAATTTACTGAAGAGGTGTTTGCTGTAGTCAAGCAATCAGGATATAAATCTTTTGGTGAGATAAAATTAGCAATTAGTGTTATGATACATCCAAGAAGTAAACGCAAGTTTGATTTAGATAATACTTTAAAAGCAATACTAGATGCGTTAATGAAAGCAGGAATGTATGATGATGATAGTCAATTTGAATTTATAGAGATTGCCCGTGGAGAAGAAGTTACAGGCGGCCAGGCGGTGGTACATATATACCCATATGAGGAATGAGAAGTTTTGTAGTTCCTGCAATCGTTTCCGCAATAAAGATACGGGAGAATGGGTAAATACAGTTAGTGGTAAACACCAACGCTGGGTGTGTAAAGAATGTTTTAATAATCGAAAACCAATAAGGAGAAAATAATGGCTGAAGATAAAAGACCAGTTGAATTAAATGAACGAGAAGGCAAGTTATTTTTAAACAATGATAAGACAGAAGATTGGCATGGAGACTACACAGGTCAGATTCTATTACCAGATGGAACACGATGCTACATTAATCTATGGCAAAACGTTGGCAGAAATTCAGGCAATACATGGTTCAAAGTTAAAGTCGGTAATCCAGTTAAGCAGAGTGCCAATACCGAACCACAAGCACCAGTACAGAATTCGGTCTCGTCGGATTCTCTTGTAGAACTAGATGATGATATGCCGTTCTAATGTCTAAGACTATAAAAAATAAAAAACCCATGGATTCACTGGCAGGTTACGGAGGTGTGCGTAGCCTGCAAAAAAAGATTGAACGCAGTAAAACAATTGTCGCAAATAAAGAAGCAGTAACTTATTCTATGCTATCTATGGCAAATGCTACACTGCTTGATGTGATGGAGTGGGACAAAGATGGAATGCGATTTAAAGATAGTAAAGACATTCCAGATCATGTAGCTCAAGCTATACGAGAAATTAAATTTAATGATCAAGGTCAGATTATTGACATTAAGTTACAAGATAAACCAGCCATACTAAGATTGTTGGCAAAAGCATCTGGCTTGCTGGATAACCCAGAAGAGTCTGATAAGCCATCAGTCATTGGTATTAACGTAAGAGCACCAGAGGTAATTGACATTGAAGATGACGACGGAGAACAGGAAGAGATACCTGCAGGCCCTAGAGGAAGTGAAGATGAAGAGTAAAGATGTAAACAGACAACGTGATTGGATAAAAAAAATCTTAGACAATCCAAACAAGCATTTTGAAATTGTGGTAAAATTCGCAGAAGAAGCAAAAAAAAGATTAGGAATTAAAGATGAGTGATAACGTCAATAGGCCCAAGCATTATACGCAAGGTAAGGTAGAATGTATTGACGCAATCGAATCAGCAACCATGGGCTTGGTGGGGATAATTGCAGTTTGTGTAGCAAATGTAATTAAATATGTTTGGAGGTTTGCTTTAAAGAATGGGGTGGAAGATTTAGATAAAGCAGACTATTACTTACAAAAACTTCGCAAGAAAGTGAGGGAACGTGATGGATCTCAAGCCGCAAATTGATCAGTTACGTGAAGAGTTCGCCATGGCACATCTTAACAACACAAGGGTGATGGAGATTATTGATAAGTTGTGGAAAGAAAATC